GAAGTGTCGGTTATGTTACTTCCACTGTTGTAAGTTCCAGTCAAACCTGCTGCTGCAACCATTCCAACAGGAGTTCCATCTCCGGTAGAAGTCATACGTCCTGCGTCAATTCCACCAATAACACCACCAGTTCCAACAACATAACTGTGACCAGTACCGTTGCCCCAAAATGAACCGTAATTTGTTGCTGAATCAGCACCGTGCGCGTGAGTACCACCAGACATTGCGTGACTGTGACTCAAACCTGATGTTGTGTGGTGGTGTGTTCCTTGTGTAAATCCGTGACCGTGAGTTGCGTCTGTATCGTGTGTGTGAGACAGATACAAGTTGTGGGAGTGAACCGCCAAGTTTGCAACAGTCAATGTTGTCGTTGCATTACCACCAGTAGAACCCAATGTATAACTAGTTCCAACACCGATAGACATTTTGTTGCGGAGGTCAGGAACGTTGAATGAAGCACCTGAACCACCGTATGTATAGCCGATAGCAGCGAATAGTGTTGCGTAAGTTGTAGTGCTTACGGAAGAACCATCGCAAAGCAACCAGTCAGTAGGCGCAGAAGAACCAGCAAAATCAACGATAGTTCCTGATGGCATGCCAGAAGATGATGAGCCACCTGAACCCCAACGAGAAGCGTTCGTTCCATCGCCAATTGAAGTGAGCGTCAATCCTGCTGCTGTCGTATTAGGAATGTTCGGCATTATGACTTAACAGGGTATGGGTCAAGAATGAAAGAAGTTCGCCATGTTCCCGGCTCTGCGTGGAATTGGTGGCTGATTCCTTCAACGACCATTTTTTGATTCACGATTCCTGCTCCCGAAGCGTTAGGTGGTGTTCTGATGAACTGCACTACATCTCCGAACAGTGTACCAATAAGAGCAGGTATGTAATAACCCGGAACTCTTGTGGTCACATTCGTCTCTACTGTTTCTGCACGTAATTCTACGTTCTGAACTCTAGGTAGTGGAGCGCTGAAAAGGTAGCCAAGAAAATTAGCGGTAGACAAAGCAGCGTCTAGTGAAGTTGGAACTGTTGAACTTTTGGTGAGCGTTGAATAACCGTATTGGTCTTCAATAGATTCATTTTCATAAATCTGTTCTGCTCCAGATTGAGGCGATACTTTAACAACACTCCACAAGTCAACGTCATCTCTAACCATTTGCAGTGATGGTCCGTCGTATGGAACTCCGGTGTTGTTGTCATCCCAAACGTAATAACCAGAAGGAGAAATAGCAGGGTTGACTGTCCATGTTCCAGTTTTCGTTGTGCTGTTCCAAGACCATGTTCCGTAATAATTTTGAGGATTGAAATAAAAAGCACCATCTGGACCCTGATAAAAAGCACCAATGTCAGTTTCAGTTATTTGTTGAATCAATCCAAGAGCAGAAGTTCCTGTTACCGGCGTGTCGTAATAGTAAGGCTCTACTTGACATGAGCCATTGGCGTTCCCATAAACGTAAGGAATGTAAGTTTTGTAAGAAGTAGCAATGTTCAGAACGCTGACTGTGTTTCCGAATGAGTTAGTCCAAGTAGGCAAAACAACTTGTGGAACGCCACTAACTAATTGAATGCTGCCATAACCTGAAATGCAAAGTATCTCAGCAATTCTGTCTCCCGAAAAGCAAGAATAATTAGTTGCCGGTTGCCCTTGTTGTAGCAATAATCCTGCTTTGTAACGCAGTAGAACTTGATTGCTTAATTGTGAAACGTTGACGTTCGTGCTTATTACGAGTTCGTCAATTAACGCAGCGAGACAATTTTGTTGTAACGCGATTCCGTCGTAACCGATAACAAAGTTACCGCTCAATGCGTCAAAGGTGAATAGCCCGAATGATTGAAGTCCAGCGCTACCGTTCGCGAATGCGCCGTCTGCGTAAAGTTCGAGGTATCCATTAGACAAAGAAACCAAACCAATGTGGTGCCAATAACCGTCGTTGATGTATTTGCCAGACACCTTCGCTGTACCTAAAGGCGTTGAACCGTTATAAACAATACAAGACAATTCTCCTGTTGAAGTGACAAAAACTTTCAAATTATAAACGGAAGGAGTGCCACTAACAAAAACATCTTGAGTAAAAACTGTTTGACCAGAGATACCGTTGCCAAGTATCCAAAAATCAACACCGTTCCAGCCACTAGGTAAAGTAGTTATGTTCAGCGCACCACCACCGACAGTGGTCGCTCCAGTGAAAAAGTTGGTTCCGCCGTTACCTAAGTCAACACAACCGTTCGCTGCATAAACCATTGCTCCGTTGTTTTGGAAAGAAACGTTGCCTTGATAAAGACCATTGCTTGCACCAGTAAGAGTGTTATAAACATTTGCAATGTAAGCAGTTCCAGTACCAGATGAATTACCAGTAGTAGCAGGAAAAGTGACTTGAATAACAAATTGAGTTGGTGTTGCTGATGTTATTTGAACACAAGAAAAGTTGAAATTGCCAGTAGCACCAGAAGAATTACTCAATCCTGAAACGGTTACGGATTGACCAACAGTAAAATTATTTATTGCTTTATAGGTGATGTTGTAATAACCACCACCAGCACTAACACCAGTAGCGCCGGTAACGGTTGCGCTAGCAGCAGTGGTCGCTCTGTACCAAGCAGAGGTATTAGTCGTTCTTACGTAGTTATCCCAAAAATCATCTGTCGCCATCAAACGAAGTGACAGTATTTTCGTTGCGTCAGTTGCGTTAACTGTTAATTCAGAGTTCAACTGGTCTTGAATGTTCTCTCTAATCGTGTCTGTAAATCCCCAAAAAATAGGATAGGTAGTTCCATTCCAAGTTGCGGTTACGCCAATAGGCATACGCACATTAAGAACATAAGGATTGCCTGTGAAATAACCAGTTCTGTTGTTGAAGTTTAAAGTAAGTCCAGTGGATTCAACTCTGTCAATGAAGTGTTGTTTTCCTGCAATTGTTTGAAAGTCTTGAACGTAGGAAGTTACGTCAGTCCAATAAGAAGTGTTGCTGAACGGAACTTGATTAGCGGTGTTAAGTGTGTAACCACCTGTCAATGTATTGAAGGCTACGTAAACATTGAGCGTAGGTAATGTAGCGATTGTCACGACAACCTATTTCTTTGATTGGTGTTCAGAGTCGTAGGAGGAGGAAGTGTTTGATTTGTTACTCCTAATCCTCCCCAAGTTTTGAATAAGTTACCCATTTTACGAACGTCTTTAAGCATTGCAGTACGCACTTGCGCTGCTATCGCATTAACAAAATCAGGGTTGGTTGCTAAATAGTGACCGATAGCAGCAGCGTCAATGTGTATTTCAACGTTACTTATGTTTCCTGAATCAAAGTTTTTACTCATTATTTTGTTATCTTTACAACTACTGTTCCGCCACCTGGCTTGTACTGGAATTGAGGAATGTCTGGTATTCCTGGGTGACCCGGCAAGTGTTTGATGATTGCGTTAACGCCATTCTTGAATACGTCCATAGTCGTAGCAAAAATGTCCCAAGCGCCTTTTAGTTTATTATGAGCGAATTCGTCTTTGGCGTTTTGAACCGTTGCGCCTCCGGGAGAGAAGTAATGAGCGAGAGTAATACCGCCAAGTAATCCAGCAGCAATGGCAGCACCAATGGTCGCTCCTAATCCACCTTCAACTGCTAACCCTAAACCAGCAGCAATTGTTTCACCAACTTTGATTAACTTGCTTGTTAAAATACCAGCAAGAATTGCTCCACCAGCAGCCATTCCCCAACTAACGGCAGTCGGGTTGCTGAGAACTTTTGTTATTCCTTGTAAGACACTCGTCATCTTGGGAAGGATTACGTCACCTATCGGAATCAAAGCGTTTTGCAAAGAAGTGAGGAAGTTTTGCCATGAACCAGATGGAGACTTTAACCACTCTTGAAATTGAGTGAGCGTAGAGCCAGGCTTGTTCGCGTCAGCATACATCTTCAACATTGTTGGCAATTGAGGCATGAAGTTTGCAAGAGTTGGTCCAACTGTTTTGCCGAACACACTGTTAAGCCAAGCAGTAATTCCCAAAGCCTTTTGCGCTCCTGTTGCGTACTTGTTAAATCCGTCATTCAACTGTTGGAGAATCAACAAGAATCCTCCGGGTTTGTTAACTTCAGAAGCAAGACTTGCTTGATTAATTCCCATGTTCCTCAAAGCGATGCTCATAGCAGTTGCTTTTCCAGTGGAACTTGTCATTGACTTTTCAAGACCAGCAAGAGCCATGTTCATAGTGCGCATTGCTTGTGTGCCGTAAATGTTTTGGTTAGCGAGTCCGGCAAACAACGTTGTTATTTCTTGAATGTTCATTCCGTACGCGCCAAATACAGAAAGTGTTTTACCACTCATAGCAGCGTTGAGGTCATTGGCAGTTAGTTTTGAATCTTTAACTGCGTTAGTAAAAATGTCCATTGTTTGAGCAACAGACTTTGTTCCTTGAATGTGCAAACGTTGAACAACGAGGGCAGCGTTGAGCGTGTCTGTGAGGCTTCCGCTTTCAGCCTTAGCGAATTGCGCTGAAGCAGTTACGGCAGCGTTAGCGTCTTTGAGTGATAGACCGCCTTTAACAGCCTGAGCATAAGCAGCAGCAATTTCCGTTGCCGAAGTTGCAGTAGCGGTAGATACTTTGAGAATCGTTGGACTTAATTCTTCAATTTGTTGCTTAGTTAAGTTTGTGGTTCTCGCTATTTTGTCAAGTGCTTCTTGGTATGACATAGCAAGTTTCGTTGCATAAGCAGCGACACCGACTGCTCCCATGAGAGCGAAGTTACTTATACGTGAACCAAGCGCTGCCATTCTCGCACCGGTCGTATCACCGGCAGCCTGAATCTCCTTCATTCCTGCAATGGTTTCGTTTTTCTTTGCAGTGAAGTCTTTGATTGAAGCCATAATCTCAACGATTACTGGCGGCATTAATGTGTCAGCCATTAGGAAAGTGCCTTTCGCCATTCATAAGAATAGAGTTCTTTAAGTTCTCCCCTGCTTTTTTCAAATCCCGGACCCATGTAAGGGAACGCTCGCGTGCGCGCGTGACCGCGACCTTCTCCTCCCGGATAACCCAGTTCTACACGACGACCATAAATTTTTGTTGGACCAGTCTTGCTTGACCAAGAACCCATCGCTTCCCTTTTGACATCAACAACTTTGATTGAGTTGCGAAGGTTATGTGTTCTGTTAGTCGGGTTCGGATAGTTTTCATCAGGCGTACCGAAGTCACCTCTGAATTCATCTTTGGCGTGATTAGCAATAATCAATCCGCCTTTTTGCACGATGTTACGAGCAGCCATGTCAAGGCGCTTGGTTTGTTCTTCAAGATAACGAGCAACGCTGTCAACACCGCTAACGTGCATTGAAAAATTATCCATTCTGAATCTCCTTGACTATTCCATCTATTGTAAGCAACCAATCAACTACTTCGCTTGGCTGACTTAAATATTCTTCGTGAGAACAGGCAAATGCGGAACGAAATCGGTATTCCCTAAAGTATGAAGCAACTTCTTCATCTACATCTGCGTCTTTACCTTCAAGAGCAGAGCGAAGGCGGTTTATTCTGCGATAGGCGCTTTTGGGTCTGTAACACCATCCGGTGAGAAGTCAGGAGCGTTACTGAATTCCTTTGAACATTCGCTTGCTAGTTCTTGGAACAATGTTGAAGGAAGGTCAAGGCAGGAATCTTTTGTTGGCAAATCTCCACGTGACCAAGACTTAAGAAAACCAACAATTAGTTCTGCTTGGTAATCATTTATTTTTTCTTGTTCTTCTGGTGTTAGTTCTGACCATTTGTTCCATGTTTCAGGCTTCAATTCGTCAAAACCTAGAGATTGAAGTTTAGAAGCGATAGCACCTGCGCCCATGAACGCGCGCGAAATGTTACGGTTCGTGCGCTCACTAATCTCATTACGAGAATAAATAATCGCTGAATCGCCTGTGGATAGGTTTATTGCTGGCATGTTCTCCCCTTAGTTTATTAATAGCCGGTTTGGTAAGCAGTTGTTTGAGCGTTAACGATAGTGGTCTTGATAGGTGAGTAACCCAAGTAACCAGTTCCGCTAGGTGTGTCAGTAGTGTTTCCGTTAGCGGTGAATGATACTTCAACTTCTGTGTATTCCTTACCGCGTGTGCGCTTTACGTCGTGAAACTGAACTGCTGACAACTGCAAAGCGATGCTGTGGTTAGTTCCGCTTGTGATGTCGTTAGGGTCAGTGAGCGTAATTGTCATTGGCTCTGGTGAACGAGTAAGAGCGAAGTTTCCACCAGCAGTCG